CCCACCCGGGCCGTGCACTGGTCGCGGGAGTTGGTCTCGACCTCCCAGTCCAGCCCGTGGAACAGGTCCCCGGACCCGATCGGCGAGAACTGGCGGGCGTACCCCCACCCCTCCCTGGCCACGTCCTCCATGTAGTCGTTCACCAGGCCGCCGTTGGCCACCAGCCGGTCCAGTGCGCGCTGGGAGATGCGCACCTCGACGTCGACGTCGCCGCGAACCATCAGTAGCCTCCGTAGGAGACCGACCAGGCCCCCCCTACCAGATCCTGGGGGCCCAGGGGCGTGTAGGTGCCCAGAGACAGGCCGTCACCGGGGTAGCAGCAAGTGATGGCGTACGAGATCGCCGACATCGTCGCGAGCTGCAACCGCGTCGCCTCACGCTGGGCCGCCTCGTCGGGCGGGGTACCCTTCGCGGACATCTTGGGGGCGCAGTGCAGTACCCCGATGTCGAACGTGGCCTCCAGCGGCGGCTGACATCCGGTGTTCGCCGTCTCGGTGAGCGGCACGATCGTGTCCAGCCGCACCCACGCCAGCCCCGAGGAGTAGTCCCACGACACCTCCGCCCCCGGCGCCATCCCGCAGAAGCACGCGCCCGGCATCAGGCCACGCTCGGTCAGCGTGTCGCACAGGCACTGGCGCAGCGCCTCCATGACCGGCCAGACGACGGTGTCCTCGGTGTAGTCCTCCGGTGGGACGACGCTCATCAGGCCCCCCAGGTGGTGCGCCGGGCGGGCCGCGCATCCGGGGAGTAGATCCCCGAGGGCAGCGTCGCGGTCGGGTTCCAGATCCGCACCCAGTTGTCCACCGTCTGGATGCCCGTGAACCCCCCGGGGAAGTCGACCTCCTCGGGGGTCATCTGCATGCTGATGCCCTGCCGGGTCACCGACTGCACGTTCCGCGGCAGCGAACAGTCGGCGTTGACACACGCGCGCGCGAACTCTGCGGCCAGCAGCCCCGCCACGTAGGAGCCGACACCGTCGACCGGGTTGCCGTCGAGGTAGGTCACCGAGAAGGTGCCGACCTCACCGTTGGGGAGGTTCATGTCCTGGCAGACGGGCCAGTCCTCGCCGTCCTGACGCACGAGCTTGTTGCCGTTGTCGACCCGGTAGGCGGCCTGCGGCAGTACGACGCCGTCGACCTGGACCTGGTCGACGCGCCCCGCGTGGCCGGGCAGGATCACCTGGCGCACGCGGGTGCAGGAGCAGTCGTCGTTGCGGCAGCCGCACGCGTTGAGCCACTGCCCGTTCATGATGTAGGGGGAGAACGTGGACCCGTACACGCCGGCGAACATCAGTCCCGGGTCCGGTGCGGTCAGCCATGTGCCAGGGACGCAGTCGCGCTTGCACGGGCGCACCGTGATGGGGCAGCCCCCCACCCGGAACCCAGTGAGCATGCGCAGAGACTGCACGGCCAGGGCCTCGGAGATCGCCTTGGCCTCGGGCGTGATCTCCTCCAGGATGTCCGGCGGGCACACCTCCCAGTTCACCGGCCAGCACTCGGTCAGCAGGCCCGGGAAATCGCTGGAGGTGGCGTCGAACGCGGCAGAGAACGCGGCCGAGAACTCGTTCTCGACGCTCATCAGACCACCGAGCCTGTGGCGTCGACCCAGTCGCTCCCGTTCCACCAGATCGGGATGCCGAGCGTGTTGTCGAAGTACCGGAAGCCCAGAGCCCTCGTGGTGGGCCGCTGAGCCGTGGTCCCCGCTGCCGCGTCGGTGCGTAGCCGTGTGGCAAGGACCCTCCCGTTGCTGACGTGGGAGTCGGTCACGTACCCGACGAACGAGGACGTGATCGAGGTGGTCAGCGTCCCCGTGGACGAGGAGTAGAGCGTGTCCCCTCCAGAGAACGCGGACGTGTTCAGCCCGCGCACCAGCCCGAACAGGGTGACCTTCCCGTTGGAGTTGTTCGCGATCTCGTGAGTCGTCAGCCCGAGGATGCCGCCCTCCCCGTCGTCCAGTGCGATCGTGGGCCGCGTGGCGATCCCGCCTGTGACCCGTACCGCGCGCCCGTTCGGGATCGTCGCACCGGAGTTGTTCCGCACCTCGGCGAAAAACTCGTGACCGATCTGGAGGACGACGCCGGGGATGTCGGTCATCACCTCCGGGATGCCCTCGGTGGTGTTCCAGTGCATATGCCCGGTCGTGTGGGCGGGTATCGGGGGACTCGTGTCGAACAGGATGCCGTCCACGGCAGTGGCACCGTTGAAGCGCTCCCAGACAGCCGACACGAACGCGCGTACATCGTCGGCGTCGATGTCGCCCGTCGTGTTGTCGGGGAACCGGGCCTCGACTTCGGCTTCGGTCGTCATATCCTGCTCCTCCTCCGGTCAGAGGTGGGGCTGCATCTCCTCAGCCCCACCTCCTCGCGCGTTGTCTTGAACCGGTCAGGAGACGGTGACGTCGCCCTCGACGATCGAGTCGTTGCGGTAGGCCGTCCACGAGTACGTGCCAGCCTCCACGTAGGTGTGCACCAGGTCGCCGCCGTCGGCGGAGTAGTCCCACGTCTCGTCCCCGAAGTCCATCCACCACGGGTCGCCCGAGGACGGCGACGGGGTGAAGGTGACCTCCAGCCCGTCGATCGTGGTGTCCACGGCCTCCAGCGGGTCGTCGGTCGGGTCCAGCAGCGGACGAGCGCCACACAGCGCCTCGGGCGGTGCGACACCGGTCTGGATGAACAGCAGGTGGTCGGTGGTGGTCAGCGGCGCCAGCAGCGGCGACGGGGCGCTCATCGCGTCCAGGACCACGTCGTACGGGCCAACACCCCAGGCGTTGCCGTCCTTGGTGGCCGCGTTGGAGATGGTGAAGGCGACCTCGGCGTTCTCGATGGTGAAGTCGCCCACCACGCCGCCCTGGAGGAACGGCAGAAGGATGTAGCCGAAGTTGCCCTCGGCCCCGTTCTCGCAGCCTGCCGTGCTCGGGGCGCCGGCCCAGACCTCCAGGGCGAATGCCTGGTCCTGGCTGCTGACAGCGGTGTCCATCGTGAAGCCGACCACGACGCCGAACGCGTCGGTGACGACGCGCTGGCCGGTCATGAGGGCGAACAGGTCGGGGTCGACGTTGCAGAACGTGATCTCGACCGTGTAGCCCAAGAGGCTGGGGTTGGCCGGCACGTAGATGCACCGTTCACCCGAGGCGTCCGGGACGTTGATCTCCTCGCCCTCGTCGATGTTGGCCGTGTAGGCGACCGAGACGAAGCCCTTGGAGGTGACGACGGAGTCAGGGCCGTAGACGACCCGGCCGCACGAGTCCAGCCGGGTGGCTCGAAGCATCCGCCCCCGGACGTAGCTACCGCAACGAGTAACCATGGGTCACTCCTTTCCGTTGACGAGGTTGCGGATGTCGTTGCGAGACATGGCCTCGGTGATGGGGAGGCCGACTGTCTGCGCGTACTCGGCGAACGCGTCACGTGACGCGTTCCCCCGAGGCTTGTCAGGAGCCGCCGCAGGCACCTGCGATGGGGGCGGGTACTGGACGCCCTCGTGGACCTGACCGACCCCGAGCGCGGCCTCCAGGACGTCGTCCGGCACGCGGTAGCCGGTCACCGTCGTCTTCACGACGGACGACGGGTAGCCGAGGGAGACGGCAGTGTCGATGAGCAGGCGCGCATTGGCCTGGGATCGGGGCCCGTAGGAGACGCTGGTCATCCTCAGATCACCAGCTCCACCAGGACGGCGTACTTGATGCACTCCGCGGCCACGGCGATCAGCCGCTCGGCCAGCGCCTGCTGGAGGTTGAGCCCCTCACCCACGGCCAGCACACGGTTGACCACCACCGGTCCCCGGATGACGGTGACCGCGCCGGTGACGTAGATCCACGCCTCACCCGCATCGGCCGGGGTGCCGTCAGGTCCGAGGTTGGCGGAGTAGCCGCCACCGTTGGCCACCAGGGAGCCCTGCATGGTCATGACCGTGAAGTTCAGGTCGTGCTCCAGGACCCGCTCGGAGAACCCGATCGTGGCGGTCCCCCGATCCATGTGGAACACAGGCAGGCCCCCGTAGGTGGCGCCGGCCTCCGCCTCCAGCAGGGCGATGCCCTCCCGGACGGTGACGGCGGTGCCCGGGGTGGGGGTGATGTCGGTGGCACCGAACAGCAGCTCGGACATGACCTGCTGCTCGACGGCGATGTCCTCAGTCAGCTCCAGGCCGCGTTCGGCCCAGCCGGTGTCGTCCTCGTGTAGGTCCTCACACCGCACGCCCTTGTAGACGGCGAACGGGTCGGTGGAGGTGACGACGTCGGTCTCACCGAACGTCTTCTCCGCACGCTCACCGGCCGTGATGCATGCCGGGTCGTCCAGTGCGGAGGCGACGCCGCAGTTCTGGGACAGGTAGCGGAACCCGGAGGCCCCGATGTGCGGATCGCCCTCCATGACGTTCGCGACCGCGTACAGGCCCCCGGGAGACGCTGAGACGCTCGGGGCCTCGATGTAGACAGGATTTGCCAGTGGCATCGGCCGACCTCCTTCCGGTCTGGGCCGGGCGGGGGTTCTGGGCCGTCAGAACCCCCGCCCGGTCAGATCACTCGGCGGGGGCCTGGCCGAAGCACTGCTCGATGATGGCGGCGGCCGTGTTGCCCGAGACGCACAGGTCGAAGCTGATGCGGCGCGGGTCGTGGCAGACGTTCGCCAGGGCGATGCCCTCCTCGGCGAACATCGCGGTGTACGTGTTCGTGGACAGGCCGACGGAGTCGTACACGGCGTCCAGGCGGATCACGTCGTCGGTCAGCATCACGAAGGTGCCGGCCGGGTACATGATCGTCTCCAGCGTCGTGGGGTAGTCCGTCGCGATCCCGGCGGTGTCCACGTCGAGCTGCTGGTAGTTGTACAGCCACTGCACCCGCAGTCCGCGGTTGGCGAAGTGGGCGTCCAGCATGCCGTCGGTGACGTTGGTCAGGTCCACCCCGGTGCGGTTGGACAGGTCCGCGCGCAGTGCCGGGCGCACCCAGTACGGCAGGAGGACCTCCAGCGTCGCCGAGCGGGCCATGCGGAACCGCTCACGCTCGCCCTCGGCCACCAGCTCCAGCGCCGTCAGGATGCTGGTCGCGTTGGCCCACACGTCCGGGACCGCGATGGCGGCGCCGGTGATGGCCTCTGCGTCGGCGATGAGCCGGGCGGAGATCGCGTGCTGCTGGGCGATGAGGGTGCCCTCGATGTAGCGGCGCACCAGCTCGGGGTAGGCGGCGTTGGTGAGGATGCCGGCCTTGACGCACACGTACGCGGCGTCCAGGCGCACCTCCTCGAACGGGGGGCACTCGACGTCGATGCACAGCTTCTCGGTGCCGGCCTCGGCCTCTGCCTCGGTCTGGAAGGCGGTGGCCGCGTAGGCGTAGAAGTCGGCGAAGTTGGGGCCCTTGGTGAACTGGATGCCACCGCGGTCGACCTGGACCGAGGGCAGGTCCCACAGGCCGTCGGTCGACTCGATCGTGCACAGGTCGTACAGGGTCTCCGAGGGCGCGCACCAGCCGCCGGCCGCGGTCAGGGAGCCGCCACGCAGGCGGGACTCGACCGAGGCGGCCTGGATGAGTTCCTGGGTGGTGCGGTAGTTGGAGGCGACCAGCCCGTCGGTGCGGTTGAACGTGATGGAGGCGACGCCGTACCGGTTCTGGACCCGGCCGACCTTGCCGCGCGGCATGGCGCGGAAGCGCTCCATGAAGCCGCGTGCGACCTGGTCGAGGTCGGTCAGCTCGGAGCCCATGACGAACCCGGGCACGTCGGCGGCGGCCGTGATGGTCGGGACCAGGGTGCGGGGCTCGACCGGCTCGGGGGCGGCGCCGGCGGCCCGCCGGGTGACCTTGGGCTTGGCGCGCTTGGCGCCGGCGGTGACGGGCTCCGGCGCCGCCCGGCGTGTGGCCTCGGACTCCGGCTCCGGCTCGGGCTCGGGGTCCGGCTCGGGGTCTGCGGCCTCCGGCTCGGGCTCGGGGTCCGGCTCGGGGTCTGCGAGGGCGGCTGCGGCACGCTCGCGGGTGGCGGCGCGCTCGGAGGCTGCGGTGTCCTCGGCGGTGATCTGCTTGTCGGCCTCGTCCCGGAAGTCCAGGAGCCTGTTGAGCTGCTCGCTGTTCTCGTCGGTGAAGTCGTCGTCGTCGATGGCGTTGAGCGCCAGGGCGGCCTGGTGCGCGCTGGCGCGGGCCTCGCGAAGAGCCTCGCCCGAAAGGGCGCTGAGGTCTGGGAACTCGAAGTCCATGTCGCACTCCTTGGATGCGTAGGGCGTGGTCTTGCACGCGCCCTATGGGCACCCGGTCGTGCGACATGCTTCTGTGCCAGATCGTAACAGATGAGGCTGTTAGGTACTGTTTGTGGTGTACCTCTACGTGAGCGGGGCCCCCGTGTGGGGGCCCCGCGAGTCACTTCTTCTCGTACTTCCCACCCTTGAGCGCCACCTGCCGCTTGGCCTCGATCTCCGACCGGTAGGACTTGGTCGAACCGTCGGGGAAGGTGACCGTGTAGGTGGCCTTGCGGGCGTCACGGTTCTTGCAGGCACATGCCATCGCTCCTCCTCAGAGCCTCTTGGCCAGCTCGGCACGCCGCGCTGCCCGGAACTTGCGCTTCACCTCGCGCGCCTTGCGGCGCCGGTCCAGCTCCGCCTCGACCTGGCGGGCGAAGTCCCGCACCGACAGGCCACCGGGCAGCTTCTCCTGCGGCGGCACGATGCCGGCGGAACGGATCGCGGTCTGGCGGCCACCCGAGGCGGCGATCGACACCCGCGGGATGGGGAAGCCGGGCACGTTCACCGCGAGCGCCGCGACCAGCTCGTAGTCATCGGCGATCGTGCGCCAGTCCCCGGACAGGGTGGCCGCCTTGAACTGGCGCACCTGCTCCTCGGTCAGGTCCGGGCGCATCGCCCCGGAGAACCAGATGCCGTGCTCGTCCTCACCGGCCGCGACGTCGGCCACCACGGTGCCGGTGTTGTCGTAGTGGGAGGCCGTGGCCTGCGCGGAGAGCCGGTCCCCGGCGTGCCCGATCCCCATCGTCAGGTTCCCCACCGCGATCTCACCGCCTGTGGTGTCCACGACGCCGGTGCGGAAGTAGGCGTAGTTCGACGTCGAGTGCGGCGCCGTGGTGCACACGTCTCCGTTCCCGACCGACAGGCCCAGGCCCGTGTGGCAGACCTCCCACTGGGCGATGTGCCCGAACACGCGTCCCTCCTTGGTGACGGTGACGGGGGTGGGCATGGGCAGGTTCGGGTTCTCGAACCACTCGGCGGGCAGCACGTCGGCCTCCTGGTAGATGGTGAAGGCGGACGCGATCACGGCGCCCGAGGTCAGGCGTGCGTGCTCCCCGGGCCAGAACCCGAGCGCGTCGAAGTGCATGTTCGCGCACAGGCCCGCCAGGTAGTCGGGCCGCTGCACGTACTTGGCGAGCTGGGTACGGCACCGGTTGAAGTCCCCGGGCGCGCCCCAGCGGATCTTCGCGGCGCCGGCCCCTTCGGTCCAGTAGCGGCGCAGCCGCGCGGTGTCGGTCGGGTGAGTGAGCCATCCGGGTGCGTCCTTCGTGATCGCGGGGATGCCGGGCACCTGGAACGTCTGGCCGGCCGCAGTCAGGGACTCCGGCGGCTCCTCGTCCAACTCCCCGTAGGCACGCACCAGGGCACGCTTGCCTGCGGCGATGGCGCTCGCAGGGGCACCCTCGACCTGGTCGATCCGGCCTGCGGCGTTGTGTACGGCCGCTCGGGACAGGTCGCCGTTCGGTTCGCGGATCGGGACCGCGTAGCGGGTCTTGGCGGTGTCGAACTCCTCGCCGCGGTCCACCACCGTGGAGCGGACCCACTGCTCGTCGGTGAACCGGCCCGCCGACCCGTCCCACGGCTGCTCGCTGATCGCGAAGGTGCGGTAGATCATCTGCTCCTGGCACGGCGCGCACCCCGATGCGGCGAGGGTCAGCACGTCCTCCCAGGAGCCGAGCTGGGCCCACGCCGTGGTCAGCGCCCCCATGTCCACGAGCGTGGCGCCGCGGATGCGCCCGGAGATGACGTGGGCGACACCGCGCTCCTCGTCGACCTCGAACTCCACGTCGTCCATGTCCACACTCAGGCCGACGCGCCCTTCGGCCAGTAGTCCGAGCACCTCGGAGGCTTCGGGGGTGAGCATCAGGTGCCCGTTCCACAGGATGCGCTGCCCCTCGCGCCACGCCTGGGTGATGGTCGCCACCCGTACGGCGCCGTTGTGCTCCCCGGTGTCGTACTTGACCCAGCGCAGGGCCATGGGGCCGTCCTCGACGGCGATGACGGGCGTCTCGCCCTGGATGTGGCGGCCGTCGCCGGTCTCTTCGGTGTTGTCCACGAGCACGCCGTGGATGGGCACCATGCCCGGGTCGAGGTCGGCCTGGTCCATCAGCTCGTCGATCTCTTCGTCGGTGACGGGGTCACCAGTCTCTTCGGCGGCCTCTTCGGTCACTGCTGCTGCCACGATGTTTCCTCCCAGAACTGGTCGAATGACGCATCGGCAGTTGATCCACACCTCGGGTGGCCCGACCGGCTGGCCGGGGAAGTCCAGTTCCCACTGCCCGACCTGGAACGGCTGGCCCACGGGCTGCTGGTCACCTTCGAGCGGCACGTGCAGGTCACGTACGTCCGCGTCGCGCATGGTGACCCACTCGCGCAGCACCAGGTCCTCCTGCCCGGTCTGGGCCTCCAGGGCCAGTGCGTTGGTCGAGGCGTTGATCGTGTAGACCGCGACCCAGGTCGCCACCCGCTCCACCTGCGCCGCGTCGGGCGGGTCGGCCGGCCGGCTGGTCTGGGCCAGCGACTCACCCAGCGCCTCGAAGAACCCAGCCGGCGCCGGCACGTCGCCGCCATCCTCTTCCTGGGTGGTGTCCCAGATATCGCCAGCGATCAGCGCGATCTCGGTGTCCCACGCGGGCGAGCCGAAGACGGCCAAGCCCTCGCGCACCGCCGTGCGAAGCCGGTCGATGGCTGTGTCCTGGCTGGCCCGCCGGCGGGCCACGAACTCCTCGATGTCTGCGACCAGCTTCATCGTGTCTCCCGGACCAGGTTGATGAAGGAGCGCATCATCGCCGGGTCGTGCGGCTTCTGTTCCAGGATGATCGCGCGGGCGTAGGCGTCCAGGCTGTCGGCGAGCCTGCCTGCCTCCACGCCCCACTTGCCGGCGAACCGGTCCACGGCACTCCAGGCGTCCTCCAGGATGAAGTTGAGCGTGGAGGTGTCAACCTTGTGGAACAGGTAGGACTCGGCCGCCGACACCCCGGGGATGGCCTTCTGCCGCTTGTTCTTGAGCCGGTTCCCGGCCCGTTCCAGGGCCCGGAAGACCAGCACCTCACACGCGGCGACCATCGCGTCGTCCCGGTCGGGCGGTGAGTTGTCGGGGTGGTCCTCCAGGGAACGGGTGGGGCGTGCCTCGTGCTGGCCGGGACGCTCGTCGTCGGGCGCGTTGGCCTCCGGGACGACGTCGAGGCGGATGCCGAGGGCTCGCAGGGCGGCTTCGACGATCTCGGGCTGGGTCTGGCCGCCGGCGACACGGTCCAGGAACCAGCGACGGTGCTCGGCGTCGTCCTGGATCTGGTCGGGGCGGAACCCGGTCTCCTCCACCAGCGCGGCAGAGTTCAGTACGCCGCGATCCCACAGCTCCAGGGCTTCGCGAGACCGGTTGGGGCGCAGCCGCATCTCGGTGGTGTCCACGCCGATGGAGTAGGTGCGTGCTTCCTCGGGGTCCATGCCTTCCTGGATGAGCATGGGGCGCAGGTAGCCGGTCGCGAGGTCGTCGGCGATGCGGTTCAGCAGCGGCTCGGTGTGGGACTTGATTGAAGATTCATCGATCGACCAGGCGTTCCAGTGCGACGTGTCACCGGCGCCGGTGAGGATCTCCGGTGGCATGTCCATGCTCAGGGCGAGGCGGCGGATGGCCTCGGTGCGCAGCTCCACCGCGTGCTCGTCCAGCTCGGACCACAGCTTGAGCAGGTTCACGTTGCCGATGGCCTCACCGTCGGCGGTGACGATGACCGGGACGTTGGCCTCGGGGGAGTCGCGGTTGATCATGGCCCGGCCGCCCACTTCGCCGAGCATGTCGGCGAACGCGTCGGAGTTGCCCGTGATGACCTCTCCGTTCTCGGTGCGTACCGCGAAGGTCATCCTGTCCGGGAGAAAAAGTATGCCAGCGCCGATGAGGCGGGAGTCGACCTGGGCGGCGACGTGCATGGTGAGGCGTTCGATCTCGGACAGCAGGGGGAGGGCTGCTCGGGAGGGGGAGGTGGCTTCGCGGCGGTCGGCGGGGTGGGGGCGCCAGGAGCGCATGACGAAGGCGTCTTCGGGTTGGGGGGAGCCGTCGATGAGCCAGCGCTTGCCGTCGGGCTTGATGCGCCCGGAGGCGACGACTTCCCAGCAGTCCTGGCCGGTGTTGTCTTCGGTGCCGACGATGAAGCATTCGCCGGCGACGGTGTAGTGGACGCCCATCTGCTGGAGGGCGGTGGAGCGGCCTTGTTCGTCGTAGAAGAGGGCGTCGACGAGGATGGCGGCGGGGTCGGTGGTGTCTTCGACCTTGCGGGGTCCTTCGCCGGTGTCCCTCGTGGCGTGGAGCTTGGCTCGGGACAGGAGGTTGCCGACCCAGTTGACGGCGTAGGCGTATTCGCCGACGGTGTTGAAGAAGTGCCAGGCGGCTTGCTGCCAGCCGTCGCCGGTGCGGGAGACGCGGGTGTGGTCGTCGGCTCCCTTGAAGCGTTTGGCGGCGGCGACGAGGGTTTTGGGGGCGCGGGTTGCGTTGTCGATGTTCTTGGGCTTGTTGCCCAGTCGTGCCATGTCACTCCCCTGTCTTGATCGCCAGCCACGACGTGGCTAGAGATGCTGCCATCCATCCGTTCAACAGCCACCAGATGGGGTGAAGTCCGGTTGCTGTGGCGAAAGCGAGGTTACCCGCTACAACCCACGGTGCCGCACACCAATGGCAGTCAACCAGGTCGTACCAGGGTCCTTCGTCGGTCTTCGCGGCCCACCAGGCGCGCAGCAAAGCCACAGGAGGCCACGCATCGTCCACGATCAGACGCGTGATGCGGGCACTGGAGGCCACACCTACCACGATGGCGGCAACGGTGTAGAGGATTTCGGTCACGACCACGATCGTACCGCCGGCTTCTTGAGCCGCCCGGGGATCACGTTCCCCAGCTTCATGTGCCGCCCGAGCTGGACGGCCCCCGCGGGCAGCGGATTGTCGCCGGCAGGCTTCCTGCGGGCGACCTGGACCTGGGCGGGACGTGCGTGGTCGGACAGCTCGTGGGCCGCGTGCACCATCGCGTCCATCCGGTCCGGCGAGGACCCCTTACCCGGCACCCACTCACAGAGCTGGGTCTCCAGCTTCACCAGCCCCGGCACGTGGCGCACCTTCGTCTGCTCGTACAGCGAGAAGACCGGCTCGGCGCGGATGAGCTTGCCGCGGGTGGAGTTGACCTCCCTCACGCGGGGGAAGGCGGAGATGTTGTCCAGCACGGCGCGCACCATCTCCCCGCCGTAGTTGTTCTCCGCCACGATGGCGTCCGCGTCCCAGTGGTCGTACAGGTCGATCGCCCGCCGCGCCCACCGCTCGGGCGTGTACCTGCCAGACGCGTCCGCCAGCACGTACAGGACGCCGTCCTTCTTGCCGACCACGACGATCCCGGTCTCATCGGACTTCTTGCGCGCGGTACCGGCCGGGTCCACGCCAACCACGATGCGGTCCATCGTGTGCGCCAGCTCCTCGATGGACCCGGCCACCTGGATACGGGCGGCTTCGATGAGGTCCCACGTCCACAGGGCGCCCTCGACGTCCTCCAGGATCTCCCCGTGCAGCTCCTGACGACCCAGCCTCGTGCCCTCGAAGGTGGACAGGATCACATCCCGGAACGCGGGGTCCAGGTTGTCCAGGTTGGCGTAGGTGGACACTCGCACCAGCCGGGTCCGCGGATTCTTCACCAGCTTCTTGAGCCACGGGATCGGCGTCGGCGTCGAGGTGACCAGGGCCTTGGCGCCGCCGGGCACGCCGTCCACGCGCAGGGCCATCAGGAGGTTGTCCCAGACGGCGTCGATGAGGGGCATGTGGGCGGGCTCGTCCAGCCATGCGACCCCGAACTGGGGTCCGCGGAGGCTGTCGGGCTCCTCGGCCGAGATCCCGAAGACCTTCGCACCGTTGTGGAAGGTGAACTCGCGCTTGGACGGCTCCCACGTGTACGGGATCTTGGCCCGCTCGCACACCCGGATCAGTCCGGACTCCCCTTCGACCATCGTGGCGCGGATGTCGACGCCACGACGCCCGATCATCGCCATACGATCCATACGTGCGGACATCTTCCGCACGTATTCGGCACCAAGGCGCGTCTTCCCGGCTCCGCGACCACTCGTACACACCCAGTAGCGCCAATCGCTGCCCTCAGGGGGCCACTGGTCGCCTCTCGCGTGCTTGTACTCGGCGCCCTCGTGCGGCTGGCCGTCGCACTCGCGCCCGCGCAGGCAGTACCAGATCTTGCCGGGCTCACCGTGCTCCTTGAGCAGCGCGAGAGCCTTCTCCTGCGCCTGCGGGGGCCAGTTACGGAACTCGTCGGGGATCTGTAGGGACACGGATGGCCTCCCGGTGCCGGCGGTAGGCGAGCCAGCACCCGGTGTGCCAGTAGCCGCCGTGCATGCGAATGCCGCGCTCACCCACGTGCAGGTGAACGCGGCACCTGGGGCATGCAGCACGAAAACGCATCTTCATGCCCCCATGGTCGCATGCTTCTACAACCAGTCCCCGAAGCCCTCCCCATCATCTTGCTGTGCCAACCCGCGTCTACCGACATCACCGAACGCCAACGGCTTCCTGTTCAGGGCGCACAGCTCCTCGTACGACATCCCCAGATCCCGCGCGATGAACACCGCCAGCGCACGGCGCACGTACCCCGACATGCTGATCCCCCGCTCCTGGGCGGCGCGGCGCAGGTAGATACGGAACATCCAGTGCATCGGGATGCCGTACTGGTGGTTCGTGTTGCTCTCGGACGCCCGGCGCCGATTCATCCGCTCCAGCACCCGCGCCTCCCACCCGTCCCTGGCGCCGGGGTCGTTCATCGTCTTGCCCTCGGGGTGCGGCACTAGTCCTCCTCGACCTCGACGTCGAGGATGTCGGCCTCGGCGATCTCGCCGTGCACCTGCCGCGCGGTGGCCATCACCCACTCCTCGATCTGCCCGACCGTCGGGTTGTAGGTGACATTCATCTTCGCCGGCGCGTCCGCCCCGTACAGCTTGATGTGCCGGTCGATCGTCACCAGCGCCGTACGCGCATAGGCCAGATGGTCAGGGTCCTTGGGGCTGGTGGCCCGCCGCATCAGAGAGGCCAGGATGCGCTCCAGGCGGCGAGCGTTCAGGTACCGGACGTGCTCGACCTCCTCGGGTGTGTGCGTGATACTCGCCAGCGCGTACTCCACCGCACGCCTGGCCGTGGACCCGTCCTGGAACTCCAGCGCCTTGGCGATCTGCTCGAACGAGGCCCCATCGATCCGCAAGCTCAGGGCCGCCGACGCCCGGGTCTGCCCGACGATCTCCCCGGCGATCACGATCTCGTCGTCCTCGCCCACCTTCTCAGCCGCCTTGACCAGCTCGGCCGGCGCCTTCTTGTACGGCTGCCCCATCAGTCCTCCCTCATCCATCCTGCCCAGGTGTCCACCCGCAGTTCGGGCACTCGAAGATTTTGGTACCCCGCTGCTTCGCGAACTCGGCGTCGTCGAACTCCAGCGGGTTCTCGATGCTCGCACGCAGCTCGTCGACGTCCTCGTCCCCGTACCCGGTACCGATCAGCCCGATCTCGGTCTCCTGGAGTTCGGCCAATGTCTCCAGCAGCAGCGCCGGGTCATCCCGCCCCAGGCGGGTGGTGCGGTTGTCCCCCACCCGGATACGCGCCGACTCCTCGGCGTTGGTCTCCGCGTACATGACCGGGATCTGCGTGGCGCCCAGCTCTTGCAGGGCGGCGTAGCGGCCGTGGCCGTTGACGATCATCCCGTCGGCGTCAGCGATGATCGTCCCGTAGAACCCGTTCGTGGCGATCGAGGCGACGATCTCATCGGTCTCGTTGCAGTTCTCGTTGTGCGGATTGGGGCGGATGTTCTCGATGTCGACCAGGTGAGGCAGCGAGTGCTCGTGGAACCAGACGTTCACTGGGGCACCCCCGCCAGGATCTCGACCGTGAGAGTGACCCTGTCACTCTCGATGTCCGGCGTCAGCATGGTGGACACCGACGCGATCTCCGCGTTCTGGCCGGCGATCCACCGGGTTCGCCGGATGCAGTGGTGCAGGACCGCGTCCATCAGTCCGGGGTCGACGTCGCCGTTTGCGTGCCGGCGGATGTCGAGCATGTGGGTGTACTTGAACGCGCGCATCACGCCGCCTTCCGGATCTTCAAGTGCCGGTCCAGCAGGCGCCGCAGCCCCAGCCCCGGCGTGCTACCGATACGCCGTAGCGCTTCACGCTCGGCACGGGAGACCTTGACGGTGACGGGGAAGCGCCGGCTGTTCGGGTCTGGGGTTCTGGGCATCACAGCTCCTCGATAGTGATCTCCACGCGGGGTACGCCTTCCTCGACGTACTCCTTGCCCGCCCGGAGCTGCACGACCAGCGAGTCATCGGCGAGGATGCCCGGGGTGTGCCCGCTGGGCTGGAGGGCGTCCAGGACGGCCCGCACCAGCTTGTCCAGGTCCCCGGTGGAGCGCAGGTGCGGGTACAGGCGATTCTTCGCAGACGCCGGCCGCGGGAACCAGAACGTGAGCGAGACCCGGCACGCGGCATCAATGACCGGTAGCTCCATCCCGAACACGTGCCGCAGCGCTGCGGCACGGATGCGGCTCATCCACGGCTTGACGTTGGTCTGCTCGACCAGGCGCCCCCGTCCCACGTGCTTCAACGAGCCCTTGGGAACGGGGACGCCTGGAACACTGAGCTGGATCATCAGTGCCGGTGGTCCGGGTTGGTGCACGCGGGCCTGTCGTCAGGATCGGTGATACGAACCTGGATCGAGATGCACAGCTCGCCGTCGAACACCTCGATCCCCGCACCGGGGTCGTCGGACTTACCGAACGCGTCGGAGGACACGATGAGCGACTTCACGAGCGCGTCCCCCTCACGCGACAGGACCAGATCGGACGCCATCTGCGCGATGTCGTGACCGATCGCTTCCTCACCCAGGTCGCGGGCACTCATGACGGCCTGGTCGTACAGCCCCCGCGACGACGGGTCGATCACGGCGTCCCACTTGCTCACGTGTTACCTCCTCGGTTCGCGGTACACCTGGATGCTATCGGTTGGTGTTCCACACACCATGCACCTCCCGTCCATGAACGCCTCGTGTTCACACGCCGGCTCCTGTTCCGGGACGTCGTCCAGCATCCGGCGCAGAACACGTGCCGCCCACATGTGCAGCGCGAGCGCGACGAGACACGTGGCCACCAGCAGCACGACGGCGCTCACGTGTTCCTGCGGATTCTGTACTTGATCTTGCGGTGCCGCCCGGAACACGTGGTCGCACGCCGCTGGAGCTGGGACAGCGTGAAGTCGACGGCGTCCTGTTCCCGGCACACCTGGCAGCACGTGTCCCGTCCCTCCCGTTCCGCCGCCCACAGAGTGGCGTGCCACTCGTTGCAGGCACGTGTTCCCCGCCGCTGCTCGGGCACGTGTTCGTGACACCACAGGCACCTGTTCTCATCACGCGTGTGTTCCAGCCGTACCGCCCGCACCTGTTCCACTCGCGGGTCCACCTGTTCCTCGCTCACGTGTCCTCCTCCATCCGGTGCTTCACACGTTCGCCCACCTGCTCCAGCTCCAGCTTCATGTCCGGGTGCAGTTCCCGGATCAGGGCGATCTGCTCCAGGAACACGTACCGCGTGAAGTTGTAGCGCGCGTCCTCCAGCGCGTTGTGCTGACCGGACGGCTGCTCGGGCACACGCGGGTTGCCCAGGCGCAGGACTTCCTGACGGATGTCGTTGGTCCACATCGGGACGCCGTCGGGCAGATCCATCATGGGGCCCCAGAGCTGCGCGAGGGCCACGTGGTCATACGCCCCGTACCACGCCCACAGCTCCGGCTCACCGGTCAGGAAGATGCGCACCTCGCGGGCGATCTGCGACTTCGGCTTGACCGCGGGGTGCGCGATGTCGAACAGCCACCCGGTCGCGTAGTCGGCCTGGCCGCCGGGCGGCAACGGGAGCGCCGGCACGACGTTGTCCATGAGCCACCTGTTGGCCAGGATGCGCCGGAACGGCATCTCGGCGTTGACGGCGTAGTACTCGCGCCCGTCCTCGCACACGATCCCGATCGAGATGAGGTCGATCGTCTTGCCGTCCTCGATGAACTCGGTGTCGTAGAAGTACTTCGTCACCGGGGCGCCTTCTCTCGCATCTCGCGAGCCTTGATGGCCAGCTCGTCCAGCGCAGCGCCCCGGTGACCGGTCAGGTGTTCGTAGACCCCCAGCGCGCTGAACGCGACGCTCAGCACCCGGTCTGCCACCTGCTCGGCCGAGACCTCGCCGTCCTCCTTGATGATGTTGCGCCCCTGGGAACGGATGTAGTCCCCCAGCGCTTCGCCGGCCTGCTCGGCGATCTTGCCCAGCCGCAGCGCGGTGCGCGCTTCGTCATCGGGCTGCGCAGCGTCGATCTGACGTGAGAAGTCCGAGATGTCCTGCATCAGCATGTCTGTGTTCACAGTTCCTCCTTGAGTGTTGGTCGGGTAGAGGTCAGGAAGCAATCGCGCAGCTTCCTGACCTCACTGTTCATCCAGGGGCTCCTGGAGTTCCAGCACCCGGTCTTCGATGGCCCGGCGCATGAACGCGTGCCGGCTGTCGTGCGGGTCGTCGGCGACGAACTCGTCGATCCACTCGATCGTCTCCATGCCCAGCCGGACCGACAGCGCGATGGTCGGTCCGGTCCCTGCTGCTCCCTGCGCCTGGGCTCGCGCAGCAATGGCCAGCAGGCCCAGGCGCACCTGCCTGGGCATGCTCTGGTCTTTGATCTGCTCGCGGATGGCCTCCGCGATCCTCCTGTACGTCGTCACCTGACCTCTTCCTCCTCGATCTCGGCGACCCACTGCATGATGACTTCTCGCAGCATCGGGCCATACGGGGTACTTCGGTAGCTGGCGATGTCGATCACCGCGTCGTACAGCTCGTGCGGGACGCGGACCGACAGCGTCGTCGAGTTGACGTGCTGGCCTCCCATGCGCCGCATCCTAGCGGTAAACCGCACCAGGTGTGCACCGCTCACCCGCCCGTGGAGCCAAGGCACTGACCTGCGACGACGCTCCGGCCACCACCAGCAGCAGACCGCTCCAGAACCCTGCCGCCGACCATCGGGAGGCGGCACACCCCACCGCGGAGGCCAGAACGCGCGGTAAACCGCCACAGCGCACAAGACAACCCCCCTGGGGAGTCGAAGACCCAGGGGGGTTGTCGCTCTGATCTCCGGCCAGAGACCGCCCGGAACGCGATGACAGACCAGGCGTCGGCATCCCAGGAGACGACGGTAGGGATGAAGACCCGCCGGTGCGCCCCCGAAGGAGCGAAACCCGTAGACGTCCCCCCGGCTTGGGACGAAGAGACGCCGTGCAGGCACCGTAGCACCAGGTGCAGACACTGTGCACGTAGAGGTACACCTCTACCAGACCCACACAGCACCCAGACAGCACGAAGGGATGCAGGTGCTCCAGAGTTCTCGCGTCTTTTCGCGTCTGGTGTGGGGGGTTGGTGTGACTGGTCTAGTTATCCCCCCGGCGGGGCGGGATATAGGACATGGAACAACACGCAGGGTGAAAAAAGAACTAATGCCCTTCTTTTTCGCCACAAATACGGACATACCGGGGCATCCCGACGGTTATCCCGGGATAACAAGCACCACCGGATGATAGATTGGCGAAGCCAACCCACCCACAACCGAACGGACAACGCCATGACCGACACCGCCCAGTTCCTGGCCGACCACTACGCCGCCATCGGCATCGTCACGCCCATCCTGTTTGAAGAGTGGTGCCGCGCGTTCGCGTTGTGCGCGCTGGTCGTTTCGTCGACGATGGCGGTCGTGAACGGGTTCGGTTGGCGCTGATTTTCGGGGCCCCATCCCGCGTAGGCGGCACCGGTTCGTGACCGGTATGGGGCACTGTGACAGCTAAGGCATAAGGGGTTTTTCGCCCGTGATGGCCGCGTTGTCCGCGTTGCTTGAGAATTGAATAGAGGTATCGGATTCACTCTCTGGGACACCACTGTCCTAGTGGTGTCCTCACACATACCGCGCTATCCCGGGGCGTTATCCCGGGATAACTCATGGAGGTAGACAACATGTCTGAGAAAATCAAGGTGAACACGGTCAAGGCCGAGCCGGACGCAGACGCTCACGCAGCGCTGTGGCGGGCACTCAAGCTCGCCGCTACGGCGGAAGCGAACGCGTCGGCCCACACGAACGCCGCCATCGTGGCGTGCGGACGTGCGGGTCTGACGTACGGGGTCGCGCCGGACGACGTGGCCGAGCTGGTCACGAAGACCAACTACAGCCGTGCGACGCGTATCGACAAGATCGTGAGCGCGTTCGGTTACACCCTGGCGACCGAGCTGGACGGTCCGGGCGACGTCGAGACGTTCGCGGGCCGGTTCGGTCTGGGCCGGATGTGGGTGAACGACGCAAAGTCGATCCGGCAGACTCTCGGGATGGATGGCACGGGTTCGAACCGTGCGGAGGATGCGGAAGTGATCGGCCGGGCCCGTGAGTTGGGTCTGACGCTGGACAACGTGGCCGAGTGGAAGTCGATCCTGACTGACGCGCTCACGACGTCCGAACCGGAAGGTGACGACGGGGAGGCCGAGACACCCGCTCAGAGTGACGAGAACAGCCCTTCCGGCGCCGAACAGACTCCAGCGGCCCCCAAGGTCGAGGGAGACTCCAGCGGACCGGGAACGGCCGTACAGGAGACCGGGCCCGGTGACGTCGAGACCGGAACCGCGTCCGTGTCTGCGGTTCCTACGGTGGCCGCGATCGTGGCTCACGTGAACGACGTGGCCGACGCGCTCCACCGACACCGACAGTCCGGCACCGACGTCACCCCGGCCCTCCTGGCAATCGGGGCACTCACCCGGGCGATGCCGGAAGCCGAACGCGAACAGCTCGCAACCGTGCTGGCGGAGTCGATCGGGAAGGTACTGCGTGCCAAGCCCAAGCCTGCCGCACCCAAGCGGCCCAGGGAGCCCGCGAACGATGCGGACACCGTGCGCAAGGGTGAGGTCGCAGTGCTCGACAAGGCGCGCAAGACCCGTGAGGCACTCCTGACGGGTAGCAAGTCCAAGTGATGACAAGGCCCGGCGGGCGAACCCGCCGGGCCTTGTCTCGTCTCTACGTTGTGGATCCGGTACCTGTGTTCGATTCTCTGTTCTACCGGCCGCGCGCAAGCGTGGTCAGTTCTGTGTCTGGTGTCTCTCGCGCTATGTCGGGAACGGCCGTTCGATTCGGCGACAGGACACGCGGATGTTCCGTTCGTCATGGAATGTCCTGGTCATGGAAGGTAGCTAGTCATGGGGAGGATGGACTGACCCCCCGATACGACGGTTGCCCGCACCTCGATGTAGCGGTTTTCCGCTCTGTCATGGATGGTTACGTCGTGCAGGAGTTTTCATGTACGGCTTGCGGGGAAACCGTTGGCATCGCGTATCAGATCGAGGACGGAGGTAGCGATGACCCATGTCCGTGACAACGCGGTGATCGTTATCAAGGATGGAGGTAGCGTGAAAACCAGGCGTAAGCAGCGGCAACGCGCAACGGCGCTGAACGGCACGATCGACCGGCGCATGATCGACCCGCGGGTGTGGGAGGCGGCCATGGAACTTGCCGGGCGCGACACGCGGCGTATCCGCACGGTGCCCGGGTCCACGGAAGCCGTGCGCGTCGTGAACAACCCCGGTGACAAGTGATGTCCCAGTCCGTGGGGACCGGGACGCTCACCTTCACAGTGGTGGGCGCCGTGGTGGTGGAGGTCGTGGTCACGTGCATCGTGCTGGCGTGGCTGTGGCCCGCGTGATCATCAGCCGCGCCGAGTACGAGGCCGAGTGCATCCTCCTGGACAAGGAGGCCGCACTCGGCCTGATCACTTCCGCCGAGGCGGAAGCAGGCAAGAAGGAACTTCGGAACAACGTCGTTGGAGGTACGTGGTGAAGGATCGAGTCATGGAAGCCGCGAAGCAGTACGGGATGGGTGTGCTGCTCGCGGCGCTCGCCGCCAGCGCGGCGGGTGTGTGCAGCCAGATCGCCTACAACCAGGGCAGGCAAGCCGCCGAGCAGGAGCTGGTGTGTGGGTCGTTCACCCACAAGTGGGAGGACTACAACGGGTGTGAGGTGCTACCCGACTACCTGCCCGTGCTGGACATGGCAGCCCCGCCCTACGGGGAGGGCGCCGAGGAGGACGACCCGGGATGGGACTGCCGCATCCAGGGTGACCAGGTGTGCGGCGTGATCGTGAACGGGCAGCGGTACCTCATGGACTACGAGCAGGGCACCTTCGGGCCCCGGGAGGAAGCCGGCCGCCTCGACTGCCGCACCGACGACGACCGGGTGTGTGACGTCTGGATCGGGGGTGACCTGTACGGCATCGACTTCGAGCTCATGGAAGTCGTCGCGTTCTGACCCACCCCAGGCCGCGCCCACACAGTGTGGGCGCGGCCGTGGCCATCATGGAGGAAGCATGACCCGAGACATCATCACACTGCCCGCGCCGCTGCCTCGGGCGGAGCTGACCAGCACCCTCACGGAACTGGGGGTGCGCAGGGTGCGCATCCTCGCCGCGGTGGTGGCGGACGTGTACGTCATCGTCGACCCGGACACCGGGGAGGTGAACCACGACCGCATCGCCCACGAGATCGCCGACGCGGTCACCTACCGGGCGACGAACCTGACCGAGACCGAACCCGGGGATGCGCTGGTGTGCGTCGCCGAGAGGGAGTTACCGGTCCAGGTGGAGATCGCCCTGACCAGCATGTGCATGGCCAGCACGCCCGCCCGGGTCGCCGAGCTGGCCGAAGGGTTCGCGGGCGAGGTGTTCTGACACAGACCGAGCCCCCCACAGCCTCGCGCTGTGGGGGGTGGGTGTGTGGCAGAGGGCCATGCAGGATGGAGGTAGTCATGAAGGACAGGACCAGGCCGGGCAAGTTCGTGGGCCTGTGGTACGGGGGACTCGACTTCTCCCCGGGCGAGTGGGCGACGGACGCGGAGATCTTCGACACGCTCGACCACGCCCGGGAGGTGTTGCGTCAGCGGTTCGAGGACGGGCAGACCCACCCGGGTACGACCCCGCACGTGGCCGAGTGGAAGGCCGGGGACACCGGCCACGTCGGCTACTACGCGGTCAAGGGGCACAAGAACCACGACCACGGGTACGGCGGCGGACGAGTGCTGTCGGAGATCCTGCTGGCGCTGCGCTACCCGACCGAGCTGGAGGCCCTGGAGCGGTCGGTCGGGGACGCGTGCGTGGCCCGGGTGTACATCGGGCCACGCGGTGGCATCCGGGTCGAGCGGATCTGAGAGGAGGGCTGAGTCATGGCAACGGTGAAGTTTCAGAACCCGGCACACACGGCACGCCGGATCGCGGCCACATGGCAGGCGCCAGGGATGCCCGGGTCGGTGCTGGCGCAGCTCGCCAGAACCGGCGAGGCGGACAAGGACGAGCTGCTGACGGACATCCTGTACACACAGATCTCCCGGTGGTCGAGCACGTCGGTCGATCGTGACATGGAACTCCTGCGGGAGCTGATCAAGCAGGGAGACCAGGGTGTGAGCATGTTCATCGTGCACGAGCGGGCCGGGGTG